GAGCCAAGAAGACAAAAATACCTCAGAGACATGAGTTCCTTATGGCTACGACCAATGATACTCAAGGAATCTTCTTGTTCCAGGAGCAAGTTATCTCCGTACTTAGAGAGATAGGGCTAGAGGCAGCTGATTTAACTAAGTTTCTGAAGGCAGTTAAGGCTTCAAACTCTAATATTGGTGGAGCTGGAGATGTTATTCAGGGATTTGAGCGACAGATCAAGCAACTATGCGATGATTATGGATTCAATTCTGATGATTACGAGTTCATATGGGAATCGGCTACAGGATTCGCTGCTTATGGTTTCAACAAAGCCCACTCAATGGCTTACGGAGTGACCGCTTACAGATGCGCATATCTAATGGTTCATTACCCAGTTGAATTTCACACTGCTTTGCTTGATGTTTCATCTGGCTCTCCAAAAGAAGATAACTACGTATCTGCTACTAGAGCGCGTAATATCAAGATCAAAATAGCTCATGTAAACGAATCTAATGAAAGCTACACCATCTCTAAAAATGGTAAGTACATAAGAAAAGGTTTGAGATCTATCAAAGGTCTTGGCCCTGCTTCGGCAAAAAAGATTGTTGCTGCTAGACCAGAAGATGGTTATGAAAGCACCAAGCAGTTTGCCAGACTTACCAAAGTATCTGGTACTAAACCATATTTAGAGACTGGAGATATGGAAGTAGGAACTTTTGGGAAGCTCTATGAAAATAGGGCATTTGAAGGGTTATCAGATGAGTGATGGATGCGAAGCAATGCTGTGGGTTAATGAAGTTTGGTGCAGATGTTGGAAGCAACCTACTGAATCCCATCACATGCTTACTAGGGCTCGTGGTGGCGCAATTTTAGATGAGATTGGTGAGACCTACCACAAGATTAATCTATGCAGAGAACACCACGCATGGAGCGATGGAGGACAAGCATATGAAGCTGGTCTTCTGATAGATGGATATGTGACTAAAGAAAATGGAAAAGTCGTATACCAAGGAACTAACCACTACCTGAGAAGGCATTATGGACAAAGTTAGATATACGATTATTTCTGCTCCAGATGATTCAGTAAGAGAGACTTTGCTGCTTGTCTGTGATGCTTTAGACAGAATGGCTATAGCTTCTATAGAAACTGCATTAGAGTTAGATCAGATGGATGACGACAACGAATCAAGAAACTTTGTTCTTGGAATAGAGAACAGTTTAAGAGCAATAATTAGAGCTGGATTGGGTTTATAATGAAGTTATCAACGCTAGCCAAGACAATTGAAGAAGAACTAGCAGTTACTATGAGGCACGCAGATTGGTTGGAAAACCATTCAAACGCCATTTATAGCGAAGAAGCTATCAAATTTGCTGAGGAAGCATTGTCCTCTTCAGTTGGTGGCAATAGAGCTAGAAGACTAGCTTTTAGAGGATCAGATACTGGAAGTTGTGATAGAAAGCGAATATTCAAATATCTAAAAATTCCATATGAGCAAAGAGTTTCTGAAAAGCAAGCAAATATATTCCACACAGGTAACTTCTTGCACTTGAAATGGCAAATGGCTGGAATAACTGAGGGCTGGTTAAAAGCTGCCGAAGTACCTATGTCTGCTCCAGAATTATTGCTGGAAGGCACTGCAGACGGTATTTTATACGACGATACTGGCTTTGAATTTAAAAGTATCAATTCTAGAGGCTACTCACAAGTATTAGCCTATGGACCAAAAGAAGAGCACATTTATCAAATGCACGCATACATGTTAATGGGTGATCTAGAAAAGTATTCAGCTATTTATGAAGACAAAAACACACAAGAATGGCGCGAATTTAGAGTTTATAGAAATGATAGTATTATCAAAGAAATAACTGACACTTTGCTAGGTTTAGCTGAGTCCATAAACAATGAAGTATTGCCACCTGTATTGCCTAAATGTATCAATAAAGAAGGCATGGCTTACAATTACTGCGATTTTAAAGACGTATGCTTTACTTACGAAGGGTGGCCTAAATGAGTCCTGCAGTCAGTATTAGAAAATCAACTCAAAAAGATATTCAGTTCAGTAAGACTTTAACTGAAGTACAAACAGAGTATGGGCTTCCTTCTTTAGAAGAGTTAGAACATGAGATAGATGGATATGTTGATATTTTATTGGGGAGAGAACCTTCTCCAATATCTAGTCCTTATTTGTCTATGATGGAAGTTGCTACTGCTTATCACGCACGCGGTCAAGAAATAGACATGATCATACACAGAGGAGAGCGTAGTAGCTCAATTCTAAAAAGCTCTCCTTATTACAAATTTAGAACTGGAGAGCTAAGAGCTTTTCTAGAACTAACTAAAAAATGCGCAGAATTGGGTAGTCGCAGGCTTACTCAAGAAACACTACTACAACAGCAAAAGCTGGAATCTTAATGGATGAGCAGCTTGAGCTAGATTTGGAATATTAAAATGAGCGGTATTATTTTGCCAGGTAGTGGAAATTTGAATATCAATTCAAATCCAACTCAGGCTCAAATGTTGGCTAGTAATCCAGAGATGCAAAGAATTATGAGCCAAGCTACTGAAATTGATTTCCTAAAACAGGAATTAGCTGGTATGCAACGTTGTTTAGCTACATTGGCTTGGAAATATGCTGGTGGAAAAGCTATTATTTCTGATGAAGAAATGATGAGTATACCTACTCAAATCCATGCTATTAGAGAAGACTCTAAATCTAGGATGCTATTATGGGTTAGTACTGAAACCCTTAATCCAGATTCAATTGTTGCTGAAGCTGGACAAATGACTACTGATACGGAAGAAAGCAGTGATGAAGGAAGTTGATCACCCAAAAATATATACGGTAAAGCTTTCAGAGGATCAAATTGATGCCATATTCGATGCTTTCAGGATGCTTACTATGATTGATTCCATTGAAACTGAATGGGGAGAGCTAAGCACGCAGCAATCCCAAGAGTCTTTTACTGATATATCCGAAAGTTTTTTCGGTGTTGGATACAAAGAAGATATGTAGACAACTGAAATATACTAATAATGTAGCGCTACTACTATTTTAAGGAATTAATATGGCACTTTTGACCAAGCAAGCACTTACAAAGGCTGGAGCAGTTGTTACTTTTACTGCTGCCTCTGCCTCGGACACTATTGATTTGTCTGGCAATGTTATTTTGCTCGTTACGACTGCAACTGGAGCGGGCCAAGTAATCACTGTTTCTTGTTTCCCAGATACCACTGAATGGGGTGCTGCTGTACCAGACCTAACTTACACAGCAGTTAACAGCACGACTAGAGCTTTTTACTTGACTCCTGCTAACAATGCTTCACCAACTACTGGTCTTTGCACCGTCAGCACCCCGACTACTACTGGTTTAACTTACGCAGTACTAACTCAGTAATGAAATACGTAGGAATAGACTACGGTGTTAGATCTGCTCATATTGCAATAATTAATGACAAAGATCTAACAGTACACACTATTTCTACAGATAAATTAGATAGTCGGCAAGACGAGCTTATATATATAAGGTCTAAAGTAGAACAGTTTTTATCTAATATAGATATTGTAGTAATAGAATCCCCAGTATTAGCGGGTCCTAGAAACTTACAAGTTCTAATATCTATGTCTCAGGTGTGCGGAGTACTTCTAACAAGTTGTACTCCGCATACTGCTGTCACAGTAGCTGTGGCTAGTTGGAAGAAAGAAATAGTTGGGAAAGGAAATGCCTCTAAAGAAGAGGTTGCTAATTGGTTAGAAAAGTACTATCCTGACTTTTATAATAAATGCCAAAGACAGGATCATATAGATGCCACATGTATCGCCTTATACGGGAAACTCATATCCTGATAAGAATAAACCAATATATGAAGAGCATATAGCCGATAATGTTTGGTTTGTTTATAATGAGCAGAGTTGGGTTAATGTAGACGATCACATATGGTCTTGGTCAGATATTGAAGATCCTGAAATAGAAGAGACAGAAGAAGTACGGCATAATATTTTTGCTAGTTTATTTCCTAGCTGGCACATAAATGCTTCCTGTTTAGATATGAATGATGATATATTTTTTGGTGGGGATGGCACTCCTGAAAATCCATCCATGACTCCATCTCGAATAAGACTAGCAAAAGAAATATGCAGGCTGTGCGTAGTAAGAAAAGATTGTATAGTGGCCTCTTTGAATTTCAGAGAAGAGTATGGAATTTGGGGAGGAATAACTGCGAATGAAAGAATGAATCTTTTTAACTTCATAGATAATGGAACTAAGCCAGAAAAAATAGCAGAAGACTACATACACGGATTATCTTATAAGTACGGTGCAAAATGAAAGAAATAGAAGTTATTCCAGAAGGATCAAATGCTTACCATGCTTACAAACAAAGGCAATCTGGAGCCTCATGGGAACAAATAGCAGAAGACAATGGATATTCTTCTGCTGATAGTGCGATGACTGCAGTAAATACTTATCTACAACGTTCAGCGTTATCACAAAGCGAAGAGTGGCGTAGAGAAGCATTACAACTTGAGTTAGATAGATTAGATTCGTTAAATGTCATAGCGTGGGACCAAGCAATGGCTGGTGATTTAAGAGCAGTGGACACTGTATTAAAAATAATGGGACACAGAGCCAAGCTATTACAACTTGATGTGCCCACAAATACCAATGATGGAATGCGAACATTGATAGTAATGGGAGACACTGAAGAGTACGTTAAATCTTTAAAACAGGTTGCTACAGAAGAATTAGAAGCGTAGACATATAAGAGATAATAATAGAGACCAGGGGACCTAGGTGGGCATAAGTCCCCTGGTCCCAAGACAGGAGTTTAGATGAGCGTCCCAGCTAATATAGATCTAACAATACAAAAAGGCGAAGATTATGTCTCCCAGTTTTATTGGTTAGATTCTAGCGACAATCCATTTCCTGTGGTTAATCCTGCCTACATGATGGTGAAACCTTCCATTGGTAGCGGTACGACAACTCTAAAATTAAAAACGACAGGTGTATTATCTACTTGGATTGATACAGGTATTCAAGTTAGCGGAACTACTGGTTTTATACAAATAACTTTAACAGCAGCCCAAACTTTGGCTTTAACTGCTGGTAGTTATGTATACGATTTGTTTGTATCGTACAATTATCTAAACTCAAATGGAACAGTAAATAGCGTTAAAATAACTAAAGTTATTCAAGGTAAATTTATAGTAAATGATAGCGTAACGGTTGTACCATGAGTTCCATAGAAGTTAAATATCGTTTAGATGATGGTGGTTCAATCCTATTTTTTGAAGGGTTAGCCACATCAGCTGGATTAACTGGCGCTACTGGCCCAAAAGGATTACGTGGAGACATTGGGACCACGGGTGTTGTTGGACCTGATGGTTCTACTGGTTATTTGCCTACATCTTGGGCAAGTGGAGCCATGTCTACGCTTAGAGTTTCAAATACTGGACAAAACATTGGAACCGAAGCTGTAAAAACACTAGAACTTGGTGCAGAAATAGATTTTTTAGGTATATATAAAAATAGTACTCAGTTTACCTTAAAAAAGGGATATACATATTTCATTAATTCTTATTTTATAGGTCTTTCTGATGGGGACCAGTATTATTCTATAAACAATATAACTACCAATGAAAGCTGGTCTTCAACAGCAGAATATTTAGCACCTGATGTTGCAGCACATGCTGATGTTAATTTTCATTACACTCCAACTGTTGACTCAACTTTTGAAATAACATCCACTCTTACAGATGCAACTTATGCCTATATAGGAATTGAAAATTTAAATTGTAGCGTTAGTGTGATGGTTATGGGAGCTTCTGGAGTTTCTGGTGATGATCCAGGTTTACCAACATTTCCAACTGGTGATGCGGGTAGTCAAGGTGCAACAGGACCTACTGGCGCATCAGTTCTCGGAAGAGCTTCATACAATACAATATATGGTTTCTCAGCTTATCAATAAGGATAAATTATGGCGATAATTATTAGATCTAGATCTTTAACTGGATTAGGACCAGCAGGTCCAGCAGGAGTTCAAGGTAGCCAAGGGCCACAAGGAGTTCAAGGAAACCAAGGAATTGCGGGTCCTGCTGGTTCTATCAGCGACTATAAAAACGTTTGGACTGCCTCTACAGTTACAGTATCTGCTGCAACAGAACAGGGCATCACGCTAACTAATAGTACTAACGAATTAGTTTGGACTGGAACTGGTTCTTTGACCGTAGCATCTACTGGGTCTTATCTAATTACTTTAAAAGCTATATGGAACCCAACCGCTTCAGGTTCGGGATATAGAATATTAACAATGAAAAAGAACGGAACCCTTGAGCGATCTTGGTACAAAAATGCTTCAGTGGCAACTGTTTCTACTTATCAAAACGTTGCAGGGTTATTCTATTTAACCGCTGGCGATGTTTTAACGTTTTTTTATCTAAACTCTCAAGGTAATGGAACAATAACTGGTATTGAAGTTAGAGCGTCTAAAATAGGTAGTGGGCCAAAGGGAGATGCAGTTTGGCTTAATGGATCAGGCGCTCCATCTAGCGGTACTGGGTCTGTTGGTAATTATTATGTAAATAATACAAATGGCGATTATTATGAAAAAACTGGTTCAACCACTTGGACTTCTAGAGGAAACTTAAAAGGCGCAACTGGAGCCACTGGAGCTATTGGAAACACTGGAGCATCTGGCGCAACTCTAACTAGAACAACTACTTCAATTACTGGTACTACTACTAAAACAGCTAACTTTGCTGCTGCTCATGGATTATCTGTGGGTATGGCTATTTCCTTGAGTGGTATTACCACACCTTCAGGAAACAACGAGAGTGCTTATATTCTCACAGTTCCCACTACAACGTCGTTTACATACACTTCAGCTGCTGGCACTACCATTACCACACCTGCTTCAGGTGCCGGTGTTACAGTAACTGCATACTATGGTTATCCTTCGTACACAAGTCTTAAGACCACCTCTTAGGAGATAAAATGGCGGGAAGTACTGTAGATCCTGATATTCCAATTGGGGAATATCATCTACGAGTAAGCCAAAAACCTGTAACACAGCCCTCACAGCCATTTGATGGAGCTGCCACCAAAGATGGGATAGAGACATTAACTAATAAAACTATAACTACGCCAACAATTATTGCTCCTACTGTTGCAAGTGGGGTTTTTGATGCACCACAGTTAACAACACCCCTTATTTCTTCAACTGGCTTTTATTACGCACAACACAATCACTCTGCCGCGATTAACGGCGGGACTTTATCTACTTACGAAACAGTACGGTCTTGGACTAATTACACCCCTCAATGGACCGCATCCATTACAAACCCTACTTTAGGAACTGGTGCTTTAGCCCAAGGTAGATATAAAATACTTGGTAGTAAAACTGTACACGTAGATATTGAATTTACAACAGGAAGTTCTGGTTTTTCAGGTGGGAGCGGGACTTATCAGTTTAGCCTACCTGCCAGCACCGAGATGAGTTATGGGATCGTAAGAAATTCAAGTATAGAATCCACTGGTACAGCTAGAATGTACGACTCTAGCGCCTCTACATATTACACTGGAGTATCTGTAGCTGCTTCTAATCAGAATTATTTATTAGTTTATACAAACCAGACTATAAGACCTACTCAACCGTTTACATGGTCAAATGGAGACCAAATTATTATTTCTTGCACATATGAATTCCAATAAGGTATATGTAAGTGTAAAGTTAACTAAACCCTAATAGTAATATAAGGCGAGTAATATTAATACATACAAGATACTTATCAAGCATGTTATGGTAGGGTATAACCACAGGAGGAACAATGGCTAGTAATGCAGGCGGGTTTAGATACCCTGTAGGTGGTGACACACCTGATATACCCAGAGATATTAAAAATTTAGCTGACGACGTTAACTCTTACGCTCTGCTAAAAACTGGTGGAACAGCAACGGGTGCTATAAGTGTGCCTGCTCCTACCGTATCTGGACATGCAGCTAATAAAGCATATGTAGACAAAAATCAACGACCTGTAGCGTTCAGAGTAAACCCAACAGCGTTTTCATGGACCACAGCCACTAACGTTAAAAGATGGAGTTATCCCTTCACAGCACCGTTTCTTTCTGGTAACTGGATCATACAAGCTAGCTGGAACTGCGACTTTGTGTTTACTGGTGCTGTAACGTTTACTTTAGCAACTATGGCTTATGGCTCTGATTCCTCATATAGAACATATAACTACGCACAACTTCCTTCTGGTGCGTCTATGACCAATAATGGAACGGGAGAGCCAAACAATAGTGTGTCATTAATGGCTACAGATATAATTCCTGCTAATACTGGTGTATCTATCAAATTAGAAACAAACTCATCTATAGCTGGGTACTACACTTCCACTGGTAGTGTATATCGCCAAACTTTAAATGTGTTAGCATGGCCCACATTGCAAACAAATATAGGAACATGGCCCGCAGCCACCTAAGATAAGGAATATAATGACTAATTTAAACAATCTAGTAAGAAGCGCTGTAACTACTTTTGTTACTGCTTTTATTGCCCTCGTACCACTGTCCGCTTTAGCTTCAAGTGACTTCAGCTGGTTGCAGTCAGCACTTATTGCTGCTGCTTTGACCACTGTGCGTACTGTTGTAGCTTACTTTGACCCAGGAAACACCAGCTTTGGTTTGGGTTCAACTGTTCCAGCAGAGGATGTTGCTCTTGATGTGGAGCAGCCTGATGCACCTATTGAAGGTGAATAATGGCTTGGCATTTAGCACCATCTTTGGTGCAGCTTCGTAATGAAGTAAATAAGAAGTGGCCTAATCGCCCAAAGGGTTCTGATGGTACTGTTGGTGATCCTGCCCATGCTTCTAGAAATAGTGATCACAACCCTAATTCTCGGAGATCAGTAAACGCCATTGATATTACTTACCCTGGTGTTGACCCTAATACAATCATTACTGCTGCTTCTAAGCACCCATCAGCTAGTTATGTGATCTTCAACCGTAAGATATATACCAGAGCTGACAATTGGAAATCTAAGCCTTATTCGGGTATTAGCCCTCACACAACGCACCTTCATATCTCAATTAAGCAAAACGCTGCTGCTGAGCAAAATATGACTAAGTGGTTTGGTGTAGCTAAGCCAGTTGCTAAGCCTGTAGTTAAGTCTACTTTCCCATTACCAGCAACGCATGTGTTTGGTAAGAACGCAAGCTCTAAAGTGCATAATGGTAATGCTAGTAAGAAAGATGACGAGTCAGTTCGTAAGATTCAAGCAAAGTTCAAGTCTGTTCCAGATACAGGTTTCTATGGACCTGTAACCACAAGGGCTATTAAGGCTTGGCAACTTAAGCACCTTATGCGTCCTACTGGTAATGTTGGAAAGAATGAATGGAAGCGTCTAGGGCTCTAGGAGCCATTCTAAAGGCCCACGATGTTAATTACAGTATTATCCTTTGCATTAGCTGCAGGATCGCTTAGCGGGCTATGGATCGTTGGGAAACGACCTTTAGCGGGTTGGGTGTTCCTTGCATGTATGGAAGTACTATGGATAGCCTATTCTGTTTATACAAAACAGTATGGGCTATCTTTTTTATGTATAGCGTATGGAATCCTTTATTCCGTTAATACTTACAGGGCATATAAAGCCAAGTGATAGTTGCGGGTGTAGATATTCTTTTAGTAAGACATTGAAGGTGCATACATCTGTTGCACATCACAAATTTGGAGAACCACGTGTCAGAATTTGATGAAGAGACTGAGTATTTGGATGCTATCTACAATGTTTCTAAGGGAAGCACTAAGAAGAACTCTGTAGGCCCATACACTAAGACAGACATAGCTGCTCAGCTAGGTGCAGCTACAGGTATTGGCGCTGGTGTTAGTTTAGCTGGTAGAGGTAATCGCGGAATTAAATACGTTAAAAGTAGCCAAAAAAGATTAGATAACATGATAGCTGGCAAAGATCCAAAAAACTTTTCTCCAGCTACAGCTAAAAGTGTAAATAATATCGAAGGTGGTTTAAAAGCTTTTAGATCAGTTAGTTCTAAGGCTAGAGCTACTGGTCTTGGTTTAGCCGGTTTAGGTGCTGCTGGAATGTTAGCGTCTGATGCGTCCGCATACAAAAGAAACAAAGGAAAAAATATGAAGGTTTCTAAATCAGCTTATAACATGCTCCCTAAAGGTTTTAGCGCTGCTAGAAAAGCAAAATCTTTAGAGATGGCTCCTGCTAAATTTTCTGCAAAAAAACAAGCTGCGTATGACCGTATGGGTTTGTCTACCACTCAAGGTGATATTGCTGATATAGCAGGCGCAGGTGTTCTTGGTGCAGGTATTGGTGCGTCATTGCCTCCTATGTACAGAAAAAGAGACAAAATGGCTGCAGCTAGAAAGATGAATAGAAACAAGATGGCCCCTGTTGCTAAGTCTGCTTTTGGTGTTGAACACACTGATATTTCTAAAGGATTGCCATCTAATCTTAAAAATTCGATAAAGGGAGCAGATAAAATTGCTGCCCAAAGAACAGCAGCAACTGGGAATAGAGAAAAAGGCAAAAAAGCTGGTATGAAAGCTCTTAAATCTGATTACCCAAGTCTAGTTAACTCTAGAGTAAAAGGAAAAATGTTCTCTACTAAAAAGAATGTTACCGCTAATACTACAGTTTCTGGTGCTGCAGGTAGAAACATGTATAGTGATAAATCTGGCTTGACTAATTATGGGCCAACGCGAGGACGCTATAAAGGTGAAAATGCTAAGCTTAATGGTAGCCGACAAGGAGATTATTTGTTGACTAGAGCTGGCGCTAATGCAGAAGGTAGAAGACGTAGAAATTACTCTCCAATAGGTGCTGATTTGAAAGAAATATCAAATGAGAACCTAGCTCGTCTTAAGCCAGCTGCTAGAAACCGACCATTGAGGAACATTTAATGTCTGAATACATTGCTAAAGCAAGTAGCAAGAAGCGTAGCGATGAGCCAAAAGCTTCAGTTGGTAGATATGTAACTGGAGGTTTGTTTCCAGGTTTTCATGGAGCTATTGCTGGTGAAAAAGGAGATAAGCGTAAGTTAAAGGCTGCTGGGTTAGAATTGGCTGGCGGGTTTATAGGCTCAGCTTTACCAGGACCAGGAACTGTGCTAGGAGGTGCTGTAGGTACTCATTATGCTCAAAAGGCTGGATATTACAAAAAACAAAAGCCTAAGTCCAAAGTTTCTAAGTCTGCTTTTGGTGTTGAGCACACTGTAGCTAAAGCATCTGGAGCTGATTTAGCTAGAATGATTACTTCTAGTATCCCTGGTTCTAGAGCTATACCTGTTGGTGGTAAGGCTGCATCTGGCGGGAAAATGTTCCCCACTAACGCTAGATTAAATAGAGTTAATTTAAATAAGAACCCTAAGACCTCTAAGTCTTCTCTTAAAGCAGGTCAAAATATGGGTAGAGGAATAGCTTCAGGTATGAGCCGTGGCTACTTTGGTCCAAAGGGAGTTTGATGATGTTAGACGCATTTGGTGTTGAGAGAACAGACATTTCTAAGAAGCAGACGCAAAACGTTACTTATGTTAGAGAAGCACCACCTACTGCAGAAGAAAAGCGTAGAGCTAGATATGCTTTAGGAGGAGCAGCAGCAGGAATAGCAGCTGGTTTTACACAAACCCCAGTTATCGGTGGCAAATTTAGAGGTGCCGTTAGTGGAGCTAGAGGTGCAGTAAAAGGTTCTATGGAAGTAAATAGAATGGTAGGTGGCAGCAAAGCTAGAGGCGCGATTAATGCTGTTCGTAATGCACCAGAGGGAGCAAAAGGCGGTGTTAAATCTTGGAAGGGTTACAAACTTTCAACTAGTGGCATTGGAAATATGATGGTTAGAACTTATGCTCCAGTTTTGGGGGCATATGGTGGTGCTGTTGCTGGTGAAGGTGTTGGCGAGCTACGCAACCAACAACTTAAACTTAGTAACAAAAAGCGTAAAGTCTCTAAAGGTCTTCCTTCTGCTTTGAGAGGTGGCAAGCGAATAGCAGGTCCTGGAGCAGATATAATAGGTAGAACAATGCAAGGTGCAAATTGGAGCGGTAAGCAAGCATCTAAGCAGATGGCTATGCAGAGAACTAGGAGCCCTGGCTATCGGCAAGGGCAAGCTGGTGGTTTTATAAAACAAGGCAGAGATCAAAAAAGGGTTCGTTTTCAAAGAGAACAATGGATGGGCACCGATCCTGCTACTAGACAGATGGTTGACACTAGAGCTTTAAGAAATGCTGATATGGGTGGTTTTAAAGGACAATTTAATGCCCCACCTGCTGCAGCTAAAATAAATCCTGCTTTACAAGCTAGATTAGCTGCTAGAAAAGGATCTTAATAATGTTAGACGCTTTTGGTGTTGAGAGAGCAGATATTTCTAAGGGTTTTAAAAGCCCACGTATGGTTGCGCGCTATTTAGGTAATATTGCAGGGGAGACCACTGGTAGGGCAACTAAAGAGGTAGAAGATTCTGGTGCCCGCCTTATGCAAGACTTTGAGCGTAGAGCTACACGTACAGCTGTTAAGGTTGGTGCAGCTTCAGCAGGTGCTGGTGTTGTAGGTACAGCTGGAGCTACTTATGCTAACAAGAAAATTAGAAATTATAAGGGTAAAGCCCCAGTTTCTACTCAGCTAACAGGAAGATAATTGTAATGATAGACGCATTCGGTGTAGAGAGATCTGATATCTCTAAGGGTAAGATAGCTTATGCAGCTAAGAGAATTATCAATTCTAGAGAGATAGCTTTGTCTTCGTCTAAAAAGGCTAGACAGCATTATGACGCGTCTGAGAAAGCTTTTAAGGCTATTAGAACTGGTAAAGGGCAGCCAGAAGGTTTAAGTAACGCATACATGTCGAATCGTGGTTTGGCTTCTAAATATAATAAAGAAGCAAATATGGCTCGAAAAGTCACTAACATGAAAACAATTAGACCTTCGCGTAAATTACCAGATACTAATGTTTTTCCTAAATCAAGGACGATCTAATGATTGACGCATTTGGAGTTGAGATCTCTAAGGCTGATGACAGCGTGAATCTTGTGCCTGAAGAAAAGGCCCTGCAGGACGCTCTCCTTGGCGTAGTAGCCAAGCATGGCAAGTTCAACATGGACAAGACTGGTGTATGGGCGGGGTATTTCTCAGCAGATGAGAATGACTGCGCTAATATTGGCGTTATGTGTAGTAACTGTACCCTGTATCGCGGGGGTAAGAACTGCGCTATCATCGCACTAGACGTAGAGCCTGGTGGTGTATGCCGTTTTGCTGTAATCCCAGATGGTGTGGTTAAAAAGGATGATTGACGCATTTGGTGTAGAACGTACTGATATCTCTAAGGGGTTGCCTTCTTACATTAGACAAGCTGTTCACGCTACCCCTGGATCTAGAGAAGTGATTAAAAAACCTTTTGTTTACGCAGACACAAGAGGCCAAGGATATGGAATGTTAAATAACAGAGCAATATCCAGAATATATGGCGAGAAAGTTTCTCAGAACACTAAAAAATATCCTGAAATACGCGCAAGAGAATTAAAGTTTTTGAAAAATCCGACTCGAAAAGTAGAAGACGCTAAAATGATTACTAATGACATAGAAAGAAGAACGGCTCAACATCTTGAAGGAAGAATACGATCCGCTGAAATATCTGCAAACCGAAGTGAAAATAATGGAAGCAAATTGGTGCTCGTCCGTGCTAAAAAACGACCGTTTAAGAAAATCTAATGATTGACGCATTCGGAGTAGAAATCTCTAAGGCTGAAACCCCAGCGTGGCAACGGTCCGAGGGCAAGAACCCCAAGGGCGGATTAAACGCCAAAGGCAGGGCTTCTGCACGCGCACAGGGGATGAACCTCAAAGCACCCGTTAAGGGGGGCGACAATCCTCGCAGAGCATCCTTCTTGGCTAGAATGGGTAATATGCCAGGTCCAGAGCGTAAGCCTAATGGAGAGCCAACAAGGCTCTTGCTGTCGCTACAGGCGTGGGGAGCATCTAGTAAGGCGGATGCTAAAAAGAAGGCTGCTTCTATCTCTTCTGAAAATAATCCTGTGTCTAAGGGCCTGCCTTCTTACGTTAAAGGTGTTCAATTAGGAAAAATTAAGCCCAACGCTAATGTTACTGGCTTAGGTAGAGTTTATAGAACAAATTTAATAAGGGCTAATGCAGCTGGTAAAAAAGCTGCTGCTATGAAGCCAGATAACATGAGGCGAATACTTGTTTCTGAAATACCAAAAAGTTTTTCTATGAGAAATAGACCTAGAGAAAGATTTCAAACACAAGTAGAAGAAGGACAAAAACTAAAAAGAAGATTACCAGGTTATTTGAGGGTTAATAAAGATATTAAAGCAGCGCGAGAAACAACAAAAGCTAAATACGATAGTACTTATCTTGATGAAAATCGTATGTCTGCGCAAGATTTAATATGGCATAGGGCCACTAATATGGCTCCTAGTAAAAGAAATGTTTCTAAAGCTTTTACTCCTCGCAATCCAGACTTTTCTATGCAAGGTAGGGAAGTGCTGCATCTTGGGAGAAAAGCTCGTATACAAACATATGATGGTGATAATATGTTTACTGTACTAAACAATAAAGATGCTAAAGTTTTTGTGCATAGGGATCAGCTTAAATTTTTAAAGAAGAAGCGGCCTGAAAGTTCTATTAAGCCATTAGCCCCTAGTAAACCACCTAAGCCAGTGCAAGGCACTTTATTTGATATTGGTAAAACTAAACCTATTAAAAATACATAAGTACTCTAGAGGTCTAAGTTATACTGAAAGGTATAAGGAGTAGCATGTCTAGAGATGATTCAGGCGAAATAGCAGTATTTGGTAGCATGGTAGGTGCTGCCCTTACTGGTATGCCTGTAGCTGTGCTTATATCTGATAATTCTATTGCCGATAATTTGTCTTTTTTAGTAGCTACATTAGTGTCACTATTAGCATTAGGTGCTGGAATTGGGCGTGTATATAAAATGTGGAAAATGTCTGTTTTAGAGTCTATGGAAAGAGATAATTTATTAAAAGACTTAGCAGACAGGTTGCATAGAATAGAAGAACGACAGATAAACATTGAAGATAGTATAATCAATAATTTAGAACGATTAAAATTAAAAAGAACTCTTTTCGATCATAATAATAACAATTAGAGGTAATTATGTCTACATTAACTTTAGGTAGTGTGCTTCCTACATTAAAAGTAGAGCTTGCTAGAGCCGCTGCATCTAAATTTGGGCTTAAAGTTACCTTACCTGCTGGTTCAACATTTTCTGGTTTAACTGCTGTATTAGTGTTAGAAACTCCTACTGGCCAAGTTTTGTGGACTGCTAATAACCCAGTAAACGAAGGTGATGCGGGCAATACCCAAGTATTTTACTGGGAATTAACTTATAATCAAACTAATGTTACGTGGAAAACATGCGACGTTAGATTGGAGTTTAGGCTTTCCAGTATTATTCAAGTTATAGCTGCTGGTAAGGTTAGGCTTTCCTCGTGACAGATCAAGTCCTTCTTACACCCGTTACAGTTGGCGAACTGATAATAACTACGCCAGTGGCTGTTAGTGATTTAGTTGTTGGAGATGCCCCTGTTAACGCCATATTTGGTGTTCCAGGGCCAATTGGTTCATCTTGGTACACAGGAAGTACAACACCTGATTCAGGTTTAGGATTACAAAAAGATTTTTACCTAAGAACTACTAATGGCGATTACTATGAAAAAACTGGTGTATCTACTTGGACTTTGAGAGGTAACCTAAAAGGGCCTCAAGTAGTTAGCACAGACGCTAATAACCAAGCTATATTAGGTACAGATTCTTATATATATGTCCCTCACGATTCAACTAAATCAGACACTACGCACCTGCATACGGGCGTATATGACCCAATAGGAACTGCAGCAGCCGCTGTATCAGCTCACATATCCTCTGCAGACCCACACGCTGATAGATCGTGGGCTACTGGGCAATTTGTCCCTTTATCTTCCCTAGACCAAATTAACGGAACCGCTGTATTGGATTCTGGGAGAAAAATAGCCATAGCTAGACTCCCACAAGGGGCTAACGGTGTTGCGGTCTTAGATGGCTCTGGGTTGATTCCTACGGGCAATTTACCGCCACTTGCCATCAATGAAATTACGGTAGTAGCTACAGAAGCCGCTATGTTGGCTTTAACAGCCCAACGTGGAGATGTAGCAGTTCGTTCTGATACGGGCAAAACATACATATTATCGGCAGATACGCCAACAGTCTTAAATGCTTGGAAAGAGATTTTAGCTGCAGGTCAGGTAACTGCAGTTAATGGTCAAAGTGGTGTGGTCAGCTTAGGTGTGTCAGATATCACGGGGTTAGTATCTGCCCTGTCTGGTAAATCTGACACTACTCACGCCCACTCAGGCGTATATGAGGCTAATGGAGCAGTTGCTACCCATGCTGCAGTAACCACTAGTGTTCATGGTATTTCAAACACCGCCAACCTTGTATACACATCTGACTCTAGATTGACTGACTCTAGAACGCCTACTGCGCACGCGTCTACTCATGCGGTTGCTGGTTCTGACCCAATTACCATTGCGGAATCTCAAGTTACTAACCTCACAACTGATTTAAGTGATTTAGGAACTAGAATATCAACTCTAGAAACTACTGGTGGAACTACAGGTTCTTCTACATATGCGTTAGTAAGAAACGCTACTGGTTCTACTTTGACTAAGGGAACAGTTGTATACACTTCTGGTTCTAATGGCGATCATGTTCAAGTTTCTAAAGCTTTAGCTACTTCAGATGCTACTTCAGCTAGAACCCTAGGTTTTGTTAGTGCAAATATTTTAAATGGTGCTGATGGATATGTTCTTACCGAGGGATATCTTACAGGGATAGATACTTCCGGTAAAACTTCTGGGGATATAGTTTACTTAGATGGTACTACTGCTGGTACTTGGACCACTACTAAGCCTGTAGCACCATTGCACATGGTTTATTTGGGTGTTGTTACTCGGGTAAACCCAAATAATGGTTCAATATATGTTAAGGTACAAAACGGTTATGAGCTGGATGAAATACACGACGTATTAATAACAAGTAAGACTAATGGCGATTTATTGCAATATGAGTCTTCTACGGGTTTATGGAAGAACAAGGCACAATCTACACTGACGGTTACAGAGTCGCAGGTTACTAACTTAGTTACTGATTTAGCCGGTAAAGTTGGAACTTCTGATTCTCGTTTAACTGATGCTCGCACACCTACTACGCACGCAGCTTCGCACGCATCTGGCGGTACAGACGCTATAACTATTAGTGAATCACAAGTTACTAACTTAGTAACAGACTTGTCTGGAAAAGCAGCTACGTCTCACTCTCACTCACAATTCATTCCAGTTGGTGGTACAACTGGTCAAGTTCTATCAAAAATAAACGGAACGGATTACAATAGCCAATGGGTTGATCAAAGTATTGGAACTCCTAATCCTTTACTAGATACTTACTTATTTAGTACTAATACAACAATAGATAACCCAGGTTCTGGCTTTTTTAGGTTGAATAACGCTACTGGTTCTTTAGTAACTAAAATGGCTTTTGCAGATGTAAGTAACAGTACATCTAATAATTATGAGTACTTCTCTAGAGTAAAAACTGGGGATACAGTTATGTATACTCCTGCAGCTACTCCAACAGGTAGTAAATGGTGGAGAGCATCTGTCAATAAAGCTACGCGCGTTCCTATTACTAATAGTGTGTTATCACAAAGAACAACACTTCCAGAAGTTTATTTAGACGGTGGTGGATATGACGTTTCTACTACAACCTCTTCTATCGCTTATCTAGCAGGAGATTTAATTCTTGTTGATGTATATTCTTATGGAGAGATGGGTTTAGTTAATAACACACCCACTATGACCGGAGCTACATTCACTCTTATACAAACAAAACTGCGCACTGACGGGATTACTAGAGTCTCTAGTTACTACGCGTATATATCCTCAGCATTGAGTTCTAGAGCTATTACTGTAAGCTGCTCTGTAACACCTGGATCAACTTATTCTGGTGTTTCTGCAAGCGTTGCAGTTGTCACTGGTGCCGATCCATCAAACCCAATTGGGGCAAAAGTTACTGGGTTTGCAACCGCAAACGGATCTAACACAACAACTGCAATTACAACAACTTTCAACAACAGTTATGTTTATTTGGCCGCTAATACTTACCCATCTTTAAACCCTACTTCGTCCACTCAGACAGTTAGGGCAACAAGTAATAGTTTAGGTTCTATTTATGGATTCAAGTCTGTAGCAACAAGCGGTACTTCCACAACAACAAATATTACTACTAATGCTGTACCAGACGGTGGAGGTGGTCCTTATAGCGTTTATGAAGTAGTTCCGTATGTAATGATACCTGTGGCGTATTGGGCTTTCGATGTTTCTAACGTAACTGTTGGAGCTGGAGGGTTGCCTTCAGCATCCGATGTGTGTAATATCAATATAATCCCGTCAGCTCCGTCAACAAGCGCAGCTATGGCAATTGTTCTAGGAGGATAGCGTGGCAAACGTTTCTTACAACACAGCTACTTTAACTGGCAAAATTTTATATGCAGGGCAAGTAGTTAATAATGGTAGCACTACAATCGCTTCTGGATCTAATAACGTAGCTTTGCCTCAAGCAACAATTAACGTAGCTTCAACCACAGGTACAGTGTTTCCAACTTCAGGTACTATATTGGTTACAACTAATCTTGGGATTCAATCAGTAACTTATACTGGTAAAACTTCAACCACATTTACGGGTTGTTCTGGTGGTTCAGGTACTATGGCTACAAACAACGCAGTTACTTCTGTTGGGGATATTGTTTTAGCTCCATCTAATTCTTGTGTAAAAATACAATCTTTTTCTCTTTGTAATGTTCATACCAGCTCTGCGGTTACAATAGATATCCACGTAGTAAAAGCAGGAGCTACGCCAGGAGTAACAAACCAAATAATATCCCAATATATACTGCCATTATCTGATTCTATAAGCTTAGAATCTATATTTGAAGGAATGATGTTAAACGATGGGGATACTATATACATAAGATCTAACATAACTGCTAAATTAAATGCTGTAATTACTGGTGTTGAAGGAGTATAAAATGACTCTTAAAAAACCAGGTAGCAACGAAAGTAGAAGAATAAAAGAAAATTCTTCCTCTGTCGTATTAACATCTAGCTCTATCAATAATTATGTCGGAGATAACAACGACTTCAGCGTGTGTATAAATGATGGTGGAGTAAACGGTACTTATCAGTCTAAAATTTTAATAAAAAAAGATGGAACCTGGACAGAACTTCTTAATGGAACAGATAAAATTTATTTACCTGTTAGACCACTAGGTATGCAATCTGCAGACTTATTACCAGGATGGCAATACACTACCTGGAACGGGGCCAATGGTAGTGGCGAGTTAACTGCAGTTGGTACTTTTTTTACAGACTTAACATCAACCTACAACAATATTAACCCGATAAACACCACTATTACTTCTCCGTCTAACGGTTTATCTTTGCCTCAAGCCACAATTAACGTAAATTCTACTTATACACCAACTACTTTGACTTCTGGCGTAGATAATAATGGCTCCCCTTTATCCTATTTTTCTACAAACATTTCTGGCATAACAAGCTTAACATTGACAGTTCCAAGTACTGCCGGTTTTGCTTCTTCAGGAACTTTAAAAACTTCATCAATTCCTTTAGCTGCTACTGTTGGTAGCAATATTGCAAATATAACTAATTATATACCTACAAATAAATCATTACAATTTGATGGATGGCCTAATTCTGGTTATATAAAAATAACTACTTCAGTAGGAACCCAGATAGCTTCCTATTCAGGTTTTAGCTTTAGTAATATTATAGGTGTAGTTGGAGCTTCTGGTTCTATTAGTACTGGCGCTACAATAGAATGTGTGTCGGCTGATGGTACTCCGTTATCTGCGGTTGCTCGTATTGCTTATACTGGAATTACTGCTACTACTTTCACAGGTTGTACTGTTTCTGATGTAGCTCCTTATCAAGTTGGAGCTAGTTTAACGCAATGTAACCAGTATTCTACTTCTACATTTTCTAATACTTTTCCAACTTCTGGAACATTATTAGTAAACACTAGCTCCGGTGTGCAATTAGTATCTTATACTGGTAAAACTGGTAACACATTTACAGGCTGCTCTGGCGGTGTGGGTACTATGAATACAGGCGGATCAGTAACTACCCGAAGAGCTGTATTACAAAGACAAAGAAACTCTTATAACTCTGGCGGTGCTCCTTTAGCATTCTTTTCTTGTAGATTTTTAATTAGCGTTTTGCCAGAAGCGGGAAGATTTTTTTATATAGGAAACTTATATAGCGGAGGTTCTACTGATATGTATGGTTACGGCCTTAGAATAGATAGCTCTGGAGCTTGTACGCTACGTATTTTTAGTACTTTTGACGGAGTTGATACTGCTCTTGCTTCAGGAATGACTGTGGCAGTTAATGATGAAGTAGTTTTAGAAAAGTTTGGGTACAGAATGGCTGTGTATAAAACACCAACTGCCAGTTCTCTTTATAACTCAGATGCAGCATCTTCTACAAATAGGCCAATGATGGCTGAAGTTCGAGCTAACGTTAGTGGATACGCAAATGTTTTTGCTTCTGCCTCTTTTGGTGTAGCATGTGATTCAGGATCTGTTAAAATATCTAGTCTTAGTTTTAGTGGTTAGGAAATACAATGGACGAAGAAATTGTGCTACAGCCTTTACCAGAAGGTTTTCCATATATATCTGACAAAGATAGAATAGATTTTATTAAATGGGCTAGAGAAGTTGAGCAAAATAATATAGCAAAGGAAATATTAGAAGCTCAAAATCAACAAATTTTGTCTGCTCCTTTATCTCCGCTTCCAATTGAAGGCACAACGGTTGAAGAAGTAACCGCAAGTGCTCAAGTCGCAATAGATGACTTAGCAACGCAAATGGAAGCAAAGATCCAAATTATTACTGGTCAGTAAGTTGTAATTCTAGTTACAGTAGTGTATGTTCAAGAAATTATCCGTCTCCAACCACCTGGAGGAACAGTGTTCTCAGAACGTCTCGCAAATGAGCCCGAACAGATTACGCGTTGTAATTTGGGGCTACTAGTTGACTCTTTGGACGAAAAAGAACGTATCGCTTTAGAAACCATGATTCAAGCTTGGTCAGCAGAAAAGCTTTCTGTTGCCATTCGTGAAGAGGGAAGCGTAATTGGACCTAAGCTTATTTCAAAGCACAAGAACAAAAAATGCATATGTGAGGACAAATGAGTTTCGACGCTCAGCTAGAGTCTGAGCCATTGATGAACGAAATTGAAGACATACGGCGGGAACTAGTTAGAACCCAGCGGGCGTTAAGAAAGTCCATGTCTAGGACTGACCTTCTGGTAGAAGCAACTGTAGAGGCTTGTAAAGGTGCCATCTTAGCCAAAACCCCTTATGTGCTTATAGATCCCATTAAAAAGGATGTACGACGTAAGAAGGCAGAAGTAGCAGTTTGGGACATGGGGGACTGGCAGTTCTCCAAAGTCACCACTTCCTACAACTCCGAAATAGCAAGACTTCGGGTATTGAAGTACTGTGAGAAAGCCGTAGAGATCACAAACATTGCTAGAGCTGATCACCCCGTTAAAGAATGCGTAATAATATTCGGCGGG